GAAGCTCACTCGTGAATTCGATGCCGATCAACTCAATTTGGTGTCAAATAATCGAGGCAAATCGACTCGACCAACACGTCGCTTATCCGTTTTTCCCTGCGCATCTTTGCTTACCAATAAAACCTGCAGAACAGGTATGGGTGTTCTACTCAGGACTAGATCAAGTATACTACTGGGTCTGCCGAAAACCAGGCGATTACATATCAGAAGATGTTAATTACACTCATATCGATCGTATAGTCAATCAGCCAATTACTGACGGCGAACCTGGTGTTGAACCAGTTAAAAGTGCAAAAGCCGCATTCAATGGAACGCCAGCAGGTCCTGTGTCATTTCCACAAGGAAAGACGGATAACATAAATGATAAAACATCAGGTGTTTTCTTCGATGACACCCAAATTATTGAGCAATCACAAGAATACCAGGACAAATTTATCCAAGAAGCTGTGCCGAGATTAGTGAGAAACCCCGGCGATCTAATCATCCAGGGATCAAATAATACTGCAGTGATATTAGGATCATCAGACAACACATCGGGTAAAGGAACAATTGACATTGTTGCTGGACGCGCGCTTAAAACGCAACCCGTCACTAACACAAGAAATTTTGAAGAAGTTGACAAGACAAAGACAGCAACATCAGATGGACAAGTAGATTTTTCAAACGACGATGCTAGAATCTACCTAGGAATGAACGAAGATGTTGACACAAATTTCAGCGTCAGTATTGATGGTATACCTGGAAGTGAATCTGCATCTTGTGCTGTCATTAAAAGCGACCTTGTTAGATTGCTAGGAAGCGGCAATGTTAAGATTACATCGCAGGCGTCGGGCGCAAGTGTTGTGATCCAGGAGACAGGTGATGTTATTGTTGTGCCTGGAAGCAGCGGCAAAGTGTATCTTGCTGGAACAGATTCAAATCAAGCATATTTGAGATATGATGAATTTAAACAAATAATGGATATTATAATACCAATTGTTAAAAGTTCAGTTTCAGCAGCAATTACTGCGAATACTCTTGAATTTAACGCAGGTAGTGCTGAAGCGGCACAAAATCTTGCTGATATTGCAATAGCTCAACCGAAATTAGCAACAATTTCAAGATTACTTGACAGTATCAAATCTCAAAAGATCTTGGGAACTTGAAGAGCACATACTTATAACATGAGATGGCAGAGAGAAGCTTCAAAAATATCGGCACAACAGTAAGCCAGCTGCAAACAACACGTCCTGCAGCTCAAACATTCCCTATTGGCATAAAGACGCCAATGTCACTCGGCGGTAACGGCAATCCCTACGTGATGCATACAAATGTTGCTGAACAGGTTAATGATAATCTTCGTAACATGATTTTAACAAATCAGGGCGAGAGATTAGGAAAGTATGATTATGGTGGAAATTTGCGTCAAGTTTTGGCAGATTTTTCAACTAATACAGATGTTGAGACAATTGCAATGCAATCAATCATGTCAACAGTTGAAAAATACATGCCATTTGTCTCTCTCGACACGTTTGAGATGCAAAATTTACCATCAACAAGAAACGCGCAGGCAAAATTCCAGATTAGCATTGGTTATAGCGTTCCAAAAATAGGTGCCAACAACCAAAAACTTAAAATAATCCTCGAGGTAATGGGATAATGGCAACAACTTTACAACAAAAGCTAAAGCAGCGCCGCCAAAGATCATATCTTGGCAAAGATTTTGATAGCCTGCGTGACAATCTAGTGACGTATGCAAAAAGCTATTATTCTGATCAAATAAAAGATGTATCTGAGTCATCTGTTGCTGGCATGTTCATTGACATGGCAGCTTATACAGGCGATGTTTTATCATATTACCTTGACTATCAGTTTAATGAGCTTAATCTTGAAACTGCAACAGATCCAAATAATGTTGATAGATTAGTCAGGCGCGCAGGTGTTAAATACGGCGGCGCATCACCATCAATTGTGACAGTGAATTTTTATGCAGTCATACCTGCAACTGTGTCGGCTGGCACTTACCTACCAAATACGCAGTATGCTCCGGTTGTACAAGCAGGCACACAAGTCAAATCAAACTCGGGCATTATTTTTGAAGTCACTGATGACATAAATTTTGGAGAGCTTGATGCAAATGGCAATTTAGTAGCATCATACAGAATCTTTTCACAAGATGTGAGCGGTAATCCAACAAAATTTGTCGTAAAGGCAGCTGGGCTTTGCTCATCAGGACGTGTTGCGACAGAAAAATTCACAATTGATAATGCATTTGTGCCATTTAGAACAATTACACTTGCAAATCAAAATGTCAATGAGATCATCGGTGTTTTTGATTCTGATGGTAATCAATACTATGAAGTTGAATCACTGACACATGATGTTGTTTTTAAAGCAAGAACTAACGTTACATCAGATTCCGGAATTGTTGAAGATGCTTTGACAGTTTTACCCGCGCCTAGAAGATTTATCGCAGAGAATAGTAGAGTGTCTGGTAAAACAACTTTGACATTTGGCTCTGGAGATGCAGAATCGTTAGATGATGACATCATACCTGACCCATCAGAAATTGCTCTGCCGTTGTATGGCTCTAATAAGACGTTTAGCAAAGTTACTATCGATCCCAATATGTTGCTAAAAACACGCAGCTTAGGAGTGACTCCCGTCAATACGACTATCACAGTGTCTTATAGATACGGTGGTGGCCTGAATAACAATGTAGGCGCAGGCACAATTAATGCAATATCGCGTCTAGTTCATCGATTTCCGCCATCCACACCGCTAAGCGTTGCATCAACAATACGCGCAACATTTGAAGTTGACAACACAGAGACGGCGGTCGGAGGAGAGGACCCGCTGTCACTTGAAGATCTACGCGCTGTTGCATTGAGCTACGCTAATGCGCAAAATAGAATTGTGACAAAGCAAGATGCTGCAGCACGTGTCTACACAATGCCCTCTAATTTTGGCAGAGTTTATCGCGTAGGGTTTAGACCCAATCCTGTAAATCCACTAGCAACGCTGATGTATGTTGTGAGTAGAAATAGCAGCGGTCAGCTTATTTTGGCAAGCGATACACTAAAGCTAAATCTCAGTAAGTATCTTAATGAGTTTCGTCTAATAACAGACGCAATTGATATTGTTGATTCGCCAATTGTGAATCTTAGAGTTAGCTACAATGTTGTTCTCTATGCAACAGCAGTCAAAAACACAACTCTGCAGACAATTAATCAATCTTTAAAAGATTACTTTGATATCAAAAATTTTCAAATTGATCAATCGATATTATTATCAGATATTACGAACATATTGATCAATACAGACGGTGTTATGTCTGTCACAGATATTACATTTTTAGGTGTCAATGGCAATGTGAGCGGCGTCGAGTATAGTGAAGTAATTTTTAATGTTGAACAAAACACAACGAATGGAATGCTTGTTCCTCCTCCGGGAGGTATTTTTGAAGTGAGATACCCAGACTTTGATATCATCGGTAATGCCACGTAGGAGATCGAATGTATTTAGCTCTATCAGCAAGTAAAGACACATACATCACCAATAAAATTATTGGATCTTCATTTCGTGCGACTGATGCCAATCTGGGTCAAGCAGGAACACTTGATCTTTTTAAGCTTTATGATGAGAACACGATTGTAGGTGAAATAAATCCTATTGAATTATCAAGAATCTTGATCAAGTTTGACTACAGCACGTTGACAAATTTGATGTCATCTAAGTTAGACATCAACAACAACTCTTTCAAATGTAATCTCGTTTTGAGCGATGTCTATGGTGGACAGCCAACACCTACAAATTTTAGATTAATTGTTTTTCCATTGTCAAGAAGTTTTGATGAGGGTGTAGGACGTGACGTAGCGGGATTCAGAGACATTGATGTTTGCAATTTTTTGACAGCATCTGTCTCAGACGGAACTGTTGAAAAGTGGTATGTAACTGGGGCCAATAAACAAGGATTGCTAGGTTCATCTGATATTGATATTATTTCTAGCGGTAATTTAAATGATGGAAATGGCATCGTCAATCTTTGGCGAGAGCAGCTTTTCACAACGGGTGAAGAAGATTTAAATGTTGACATCACAAAAATCGTGTCAGGGACGCTTGCAGGCCTGATACCTGATTTTGGCTTTAGAATATCTTTCTCTGGTTCGATGGAGACAGATGAATTTACACGTTTTGTGAAGAGATTCACGTCACGTAATGCAACTAACGTTGGAAAGCGACCGAAGGTTGTTGTCACATATAGTGATTTGATCAGAGACAATCATGAGAATTTCTTCTTCAATGAGCAAGGAAATCTATTCTTATCAAACAACGTGAGAGGAATTCCAAGAAACGTCCTGTCAGGCTCATCGTTGTCTGAAGTCAAGGGTGAAAATTGCATGATCCTAAAACTTACAACAGGATCATACACTAAGCAGGTCAACGTTTCACAATACAAGCACGGCTCTAACTACGTTACAGGCGTTTACTACGCTGCTTTGACGCTAAACAGCTATGAGAATGCAGACATTTATAATCATTTAATCGGGACAGGTTCTGTTGACTTCAAAGAAATCTGGGGATCAAATGACGGAACTGTTGGATTTTTAACAGGATCATTAACTGTTTATCGCCCCGACATTGCACAATTTGATACTGATCTCGAGAGAATAACAATTAGCATGACAAACATGCGCGCTGTTTATGAGCAAATTGAGCAATACAGATTTAGAATATTCATTGAAGATATCACACGTCAATTTATCGCCCAAAAACTTCCAATTGAGAACAAAGGCATCTTTGTTGAAGAGATTTATTATCAAGTTCGCGACACAGATCTTAATGAAGTTATCATACCATTTCACAATCCTGGGACAGCTGTGTCAAATGACACAATAAGCCATTATTTTGACTTCAACATGATCTCTCTACCAAGAGGAAGAACATATACATTTGATTTCAAAATTGTAAGAGAAGGTTCTGATGTTATCTTTAAAGATGTTGCAGCAAAATTCAGAGTGAACTAAAATGCCATCAAGCGTTGTTAGAACAAATCGACCCACAATCTTCACGACAAATTTGAAGGCAGCAACGCTGTCAAATAGATTTGATGGTGTGACTATCCAGAATCAAGAAGCAAACAACATTGGCAACACGGGATCGTTCAGGTATGATCAAATCGGATCAGCGCTAAAGTCGACGCAAGAGCTCAACATTGATTACACTTCTTTCGAAAATCACACATTTTTTAACTCTGCCGTCGCTAAAGTCAATGTTGCTTTTGATAGAATCATCAATAATTACCCATTTGATTCATCTTTGACAGATATTGAGAACTTTGAAGACAGCTTGACAGGATATGAACGCTATCTTCTGTCTCAATTTTCAAAAAACAATAATTTCTTACTATTCAATGGTTCTTCATACATCAACGTCATCGACTCAGCAGGTGTGAATTTTCCTGCCGTATCAAAAGATGACACGGGTGCAGGTGTCCTCGATCCTCGTAGCAATAATTTCTCATTTGAGCTATTCATCTATCCCGCTTCTGAGGCAAATGACAATCAGGTTATTCTACAGAAAAGGAGCGATGTTAACAGTGCAATTACGATAGCGTTGTCACAATCAGCAACAACCACGGAATGTAATGCAATTTTTGCCGTATCAAACAGCTCACTCTACGCAACAGCGTCAGCAGTCGTGTCGAAAGGTGCATTCAATCATTTGTATTTTGAATACAAATCAGAAGACGCGACAGGCTCTCTAAAAATTTACAAAAATCTATCGAGAGCATCTGTAGAATCAGATTTTATTAATTTTGGTGATATTTCTTTCAACAATGCACCTTTGACGATTGGAACAGGATCGTCACATTCAATTGGCGGCTACAGCTTTGTCCCACAACAAAATCTCTCAGGTGCGCTTGATGAATTAAGATTTTATCACAACACGGTAGATTATGAGACACTTTCTTATAATTGGAAAAAAGAAATATATGCAAAGCCTGATTTAAAGCTATATTTTAAGTTCAATGAACCGACCGGGTCATATGGCGCGAATGATGTTGTGCTAGATTATTCTGGAAATTCTCTTCACTCTTTTATTGACAATTTTGCAACATCTTTGCGTCAAGGTGCGGGCATAGCCAATCCAATGATTGCTGAAGATCTTGAACGATGCCCCGTCTTATTTGCTGATTATTCAACAACACAAACTTTAAATCAGGTCTTGCTTGAACAAGCAAGATTATATGATGATGACAATCCCAATCTAATAACAAAGCTAATTCCTGCACACTACCTGCGCGAAGGATACACGGCACAAGGTTTTACGAGCGAAGATGGAACAATAGGAAATGACTTGACAGGCACCTCGATGCCGGGAACAGGCGTGATAGGATCACCTCAAATAATTTCTGCAATGCTGCTTGTGTATGCTAAGTTTTTTGATGAATTGAAGATGTTTGTTGATCATTTTTCAAAGCTTGTGCATGTTGAGTATAACTCAGACGAGTCAATTGCTGATAAATTTCTGCCATTCTTGGCAAAATATTATGGATTTGAAGTGCCGTCAATGTTTAAAACGGCACTGGGCGAGCAATTCTATGATGGTAGAAATGTTACACAAAATGATGAGAAGCTGGCACAAAATTTAGATTATGTCAGAAAACAGCTCTGGAGACGCTTACTTGTCAATATGTCCAGCATTATGCGTGAAAAAGGGACAAATTCATCTGTTCGGTCTCTTTTCCATGCAGCAGGCATCATTCCTGATAACTTTTTTACAATTAGAGAGTTTGGCGGGCCGAAGAAAAACTTCTTGGTAGGCAGACGCGAGACAAAGACAGAAGTATCAACAATGCTTGATTTCTCAGGAAGCTTGACGACAACAGCAGGCACAATTAATGCACAAGGATTTTCGACAACAAAGCCTCACATTATAGGCAGCTTCCTGTCGGGCTCAAGAACTGAGCCGGGTTTCCCCGCGCTCGCCGGCAATTTGTCTGATGGATTGTTCACATCAGGATCTTTCACACTTGAAGGAACATACAAGTTTTCACCGAGACAATTATCATTCTTGTCTGAAAGCTTGATGAGGTTGCATGTCACAGGCACAACAGCACCCGCTTCAACACACGGCGTTGTTGTCAATGTGATTGCTTGTTCGGGATCAACAGACGACGATAGCGCGGTTGTTTTATTCGCGCGCCCGATGGCAGGTATAGGAACAGGTGTCATAACTTTACCTCTAACGGGCGTCAACGTATTTGATGGTGACAAGTGGAAGATTTCTTTCGGCAGGCAAAGAAATGATCAAATTGGCGTCGCATCATCTTCTTACTTCTTGCGAGCAGGAAAGAACATAGATCCCGAAACATATGTCACTTTTATGACGTCCTCTTATTTCTATGATGTTGACAGTTTTGGCGCAACAAATGTTTTCCAGAATGTTGGCTCGTATAACGAATCAGGCTCATTTTTCGTGATTGGTTCACAGAGCCTTGGAACAAGCACGCAATTCTTGAATAGCTACTCCACACAAGCTACGGTCACTAATTTCTCTGGCAAAGTCGCACAGCTAAGAATGTGGTCAAAATCACAAACTGAGCAAGAATTTATCGAGCGAGTCAGGAATTACAAGTCATTAGGCGTTGACAATCCCCTGATTAATTTTTCTTTCGACACAGAATCTACAGGGACATTTGAACGTCTGAGAGTTGACAATAGCACCGATCAACAGCTGACATCATCTAGTGGAGCAGGACAGCTTCAAATTTTTGATTTTAGCCAAAATAATCTTGCTGCACAAGCATTTTCATTTGAACCGCAAGTAAGAATCATCAAACCAGAGACGTTTTATTACACGCACATCGCACCTAACTTTGACCAAAGCACGACAACAAACAAAGTGCGCGTCAGAAGCCTACAAAATCCGAATGAATACCAGAACATTACGGCGCGACTTGCACCTGTGTTTGATGTCATAAGGAGCGAAGAGCCAGAAGATGATCGCAGATTTGTGATCGAATACTCAGTTGTCAAAGCTCTTAATGAAGATATCGTGAGATTGATGTCAGATCTTGATTTCTTTAATGATGCGCTGGGCAAACCATCATATCAATATGATGAGTATTACCCAGAAATTGATCAGCTTCGAAAGATTTACTTCAATAGATTGACAGATAAGTTGAACTTTAAAATTTTCTTTGACTTATTCAAATGGTTTGATTCATCTTACGAAGATCTTGTAGCATCTCTGATGCCAAAGAAAACACAATTTTTAGGAATCAATTACACAATTGAATCACACATGCTTGAGCGGCACAGAATGCGCTACCTATATGACCAGCAATACACTATTGGAACTGTTGCAGTGCAGAATGAGTCAGAAGTATCATTTGAAACTGGCATCATCACATAAGTAGCATTATGTCATACACACCATTCAATGAGAGCACACACGTAGTTCGAGGTAACTCAAATCAGGACGGTATTGACATTCGTCCCATCTCATCTGTTATGCAAGGCATTGAGATACGTGATCCTCTTCGTTTACGCAAGGGTGTTCTTCCACGCGTTGGCATGCGAGCAATGCGTGTTGATCATGAAGGATTCTTAGATAACACGATTGAGATAAACGATTTTGGTCAAAATATCAAGGCATCTACTACACTTTTTGTTGACACGACAGAACGCTGGACACCTGCTCAAATTTTGCAAGGCAATCTGTCACAAGAATTTTTGAGAGAACTTGTCACACAGCAAGAAATAAATGAAAAAAATGATGGTGAAGCCAGTATTTTTGAACCAAACGGTATGGAAGTGCCTTTTTCTGCTAGAGGCACAAAAAGCAGCGTTTTTAGTGCAGACTCGTATCGAGGATGGCAACCGCTAGACACCAAATATCAATTTCTCTCTAGCAAATCAGAATTTTTAGATGGGCAAGAAGAAATTTTGAGGATTGCAGTCCCGCAGATCCTCACAAATGATTTTGATGAAAATTTACCATTTAATGACAACGCTACAGATCAAACTGATCGTCTAGGAGTAAATATTTTAAATCAAGACGTTGATTTATATAATCGATATGCATCAAGCGGATTTGTTTACGAAGGAAATGTTCGTGACTCAATTGCTTTTGGCGGCCTGAAGGGGTAACATGTCAACAAAGTTTTTAAGAAAAACCGCAAGACGAATCTTAAGAGATCAGGATAATTTTCAAAAAACATATCCTTCGCTCATTAGAACATCAGATCCGCAAGATTTAGGTAAAAATTCGTCGTCATACGAAGATAGACAAACAATTGTATTTGGCAGTGATCTTGTCACATTTCCGCAGCTAGTACCAGCAGGATACACGAGCACGCCAACAAGCACAATTATTACGCAAGCAACAATATCAATTAGTAATCCAGAAAACGCGCCTAGCATATCAGGAATAACAGAAAATCTTGCTCCGTTTAATGAGACAAAATTTAATCTTCCTGCAACTACAGAGAATACATCATCACTTGGCGATTTCTATTCCTTTACATCACCGGTAAGAAATAAGATTGGCATTGCAATTGATATCACGAGCGCAGGCGAAAAGCCGTTATTTAGATTATCAGCTGCAGAAACAACAACAGCAGGCGGCACATTCGCAGGAGCAAGTAGCACAGGATTTGTGTATTACAATTTCCAGACGCGCGGTTGGGACGATATTTCAAGCACGACATACCAAGGCAAGATGGGCACAGGAAATGACTTTTTAGGCCAAAATTATTTTATGGCACAATTTGTCGGCACATCAAATTTGGCTCACAATACAACAAGATACACAAAGACCGCCGCACTAGAACAAGTCGGCTATGAAAAGATCGGAACACCGACAAATTTCTTTGATGCACCGCACGCCCCGAGATATCACGCGACGAACGCACAATCTTTACAGTTATCTGATTATATTGCCCAGCCTTTTGTGCTTGAGCGAATTGATGTATTGTTGCCATTTGTTGCTCGGCGTCAACACGGAGTGACAGGAAGCTCAATCAAAGAAGGAGCATACAGAGACATCGATAATCTTGTCTTTTTTGTATACAGACAAAATGGCAATATCTACGATGAAAACCCTAGTCAAGCGCAGATTGCGTCATCATCTAGCAGAGCACTTTTTGCGCATGAGTCACTATCGTTCTATAACAGCAACGTGAACACAAGCGTAGAATTTGATCTACACAATCCTGTATTCTCGTATGACCATAATATCCCATTGACTTCTACAGTTGCAAGTGAATTCACAGGATCAGTTCGTTTTTCAATGAAGCCAAAAATTGATCCTATTCAATTTGGAGGCTTATCTTCATTTGGCAAAGGAATCGTGTCTGTGGCGGGAAGAAGCTTTCAAGTGTCACAACAATTACAAAATTTTTACCAAGGTGTGACACGCTTAACCAGCACCAATACTAATGTCACAGAGACTGCAGTAGGATCAGCAACGCCTATAACATCGCCACCAGGCACAAATTTTACCAACTACGTCCAAAGAAATGACAATATTACCCAAAGTCTTAGTGTAGGCACAGATCCTAGATTTCTTTTTGCAAATCCTGTTTATGGCTCTGTATCATCTGCAAGTTCAGATGCACTCGGTGGGCCAATAAATTTCTTTTTTACATCACCACCAGATATATTACCTACAACTTGCTCTTATTTGCTTCTGCCGACTGATCGCCTTGTGTTTGGCATTGAAGCAGATGTCAACACTGTGCTACCTACAGCTAGTTACGTTGGCGGATATGATAACACGTTTTTATCTCAAACCGGATCATTCTTCAAGATCCTAAATAATGAAGCACAAGTCGTGTTATATGGCTCTCTTATTCAGAATGAAGCAGCAAAAACTCACAATAGTGTTAATCAACAGCTTGTGTCACCTTCTGTTCACGAAATTATCACAAATGTGCAAGATGACAGTGATCAGTTTTTAATTGAAGAACGTGAACGCTACACATTAGGTTATCTTGATAATTTTATCACAGGCACAATGACAGAAGGAAATAGAGGCGTTGCACAGAGTTTAATTAGAGGGCTAGCAATATCGTCAGGATCGTTTGAGAGATTTGTCAATCTTGTAGATAATGAAAAAACATATTATCAAACTGGCCCAACGACGATCAGCATCGGTCCTTTCCCGTTCACATCAAATTTTGATATTGCTTTTAGCAACCCTACGAAGCCTAAAAATTATTTTAGATATGATAGATACGGCAATCATCGTGACATGCTTGAGCAGGCTAAAGATTACAGAATTTTTAACAAGCTAAAATTTAAGAAAAACAGCGGATTCGAAGATTACGGACCTGCTTACGCAAAATTTGTCTTGTCATCATCTGAGATTCCAACATCAGCGTCGTTGACATTTTGCAATAATCTGAGCCCTTACATGACGGCAACTTTCCCATTTGATGACGCATCTACGACATCTTTGTCTCGAGGGCCCTACCCTTCGTCAACAACAAACACGCCATTTGTGCCAAGCACTCTCATTTTCAAGACGTGATGGGTTTGTTATAATTAGAATAGCATGGCAGGCATTCTAAATTCAAAAACACGCATCATGGACGTCTTGCTGACTAGAGAAGGGCGCCGGCAGTTAGCTGCTGGTAAATTTGTCCCAATGTTCGCGTCATTTACAGACAGACATGTTTTTTACGCTAAAGATGCAGTTAGCGGATCAGACGACGCGTCTGCCTACCTCTATTTTGAAGCAAGCAACCTCAGTCAAGATCAAATTGTCATTGAAAATGATGACAGTGGCTTGCTCGTTCCATACGATGGCAATGCCGTCAAGGTCTCATCTGACGGCACGGTTTATTCTGCATCAATCCAAACACTGACATCACCTGGCGGTGCAGGGACGTACAATCGGGTCAACTACGAGCCCGTAACGGGCTCATTTGCGTCGATGTTCGAGCTGATAAGCGGGTCAATTCTGGACAGCTTATCAAACCAGCAGCTGATAAGAACGTCATATCCGTACGAGAAATCAACAGAATTCTCATTGTCGACAAACGAAGTCATCTTCCGTCGAAATAATTTTACGCCCTTTAGAGGTTTTCAACCTACAGGTCAAGTAGGTTCTCTTGACCCGCTTTTTATAGATCGCCAGCTATCACACGTTGAAAATTTCCAATTTTTACCACCTGTCTATGTTGATCAGAATCAAATCCAGCAAAAATTAGGTAATTACCAGGCAATTGCAGCCGTTGACCCGCTTACGTATGAAGAGCTCATGCAGGACATGGCGGGAACTGATCCGCAAGTTCCACTCAAAGAGAGCTTTGCGATAAATTTTGATCAAACTTCGATTAGCAGCAATGTTTTCATGCAAATATTTGAAGGTTCGACAGCAGAAGTTTCTGCTGACACAGCACTAAAAAAGCTTGATTGTGTCGATTTTGGAGAATTTAAAGATGAGCAAGATCGAGCAAGACCTTTTAAAAGAGTGTTCTTTGTGGGCAAAGTTTATGCAAACGAAGACACAAATGTGTATCAAGCACCAGCATTTGTTAATATCTTTACAATTGTGGCTGACTAATGAATACTATCAATAGAGATCTTGTTGCTATCATCAAAGATATGCCACAAAAAGACATCGAGCTGAATGTTGTCACACAAAATGGGCAGCAGTTCTATGAATATCGCTGTAATTTTGTGGTCGACCAAGTTGCAGCTTATGCAGTCGATGTTAGAACAATGCAGATTGACATTGCTTACAAGCGGATAGGTAAGACATTTTCTTTGCTAGGCAACAAGACATTCTCATCAAACTCTGACATTAATCAGACGATTCTCAATCGCAATAAGATCAAAAAAGAATTCATAGAAACAAGCGACAAAGATCAGAAAAATAACACAATTTTGGTTAAACGTGCAGATATTTTTAGCGTGTCACCAAAGGTAAGCAAGTTTCGATTAAAGCAGACAAAATTTATTGATTTGCAGAACATTGAAAGTCAATTTATTTCTGAAGAATTATTGGCACAAAATACCGTTTTAAAGGCAGCTGCATCAGATCTTGTCATTGCGCAAGGATCTTCTTTAACATCAAAGGCAGATGTTGATGTGTATGCATCACTCGTAGGAAATGGCAAAGATCCTGCTTCTCTCATCGAGCAAAAGAGCTTAGTTCAAGACGTGATATCACAGCGTCAAGGCACTGGATTTGTAGGAAGGCAACAGGTAGGTATATCAAGATCGTTCGCAACCACAATAGCAACCGGAAATGCAAATAATAACTTGCCCCCTGCACTAAAGTCAAGATTGCAGCAGCGTCTTACAACTGATGTTAAGCTTCCCTATGCTTTTAGGATGCCCACATCAAGCGTTCCTGCTACGGGTAAATTTGTGATAATTTGCACAATCAGAAAAAATAACGGCGACCTTGTGCAAAAGATCGACTTTACAGTTAATCACGCAAGACAGATTACCAAATACAACATCCCAAAATCGCTGCCCACGACCGGGATACAGTTTACGTCTAATAATTCTGCAAAAATTTCTATCTTCAACAAAGATCCACGTGTCACGGGTATTAAGATCTTTAAAAGAAATGTTCCACAATATCAAAATGTTGTTGAGCAACCTGCTTTCACAAGTATTAAAGACGTGACTGCAAACTGGAAAACGCAAGCAATTACGGAGCGCTTGAGCGTAAAAACAACATCAAATATTCTAATAAGATGTGCTCCAATTCTAGTGAATGGCATTGTGCTGGGAAATTTTGATAGCAAGAATTACACACAGAAGAGCGACGTCGTATCAGGCACCGTCGTCGCAACTAGCAACATGGGTTATGTCACTGTTGAGCTATATGGATCTCCTGCAAACTACAAATATGTCCAGTTTGCCAGACGATCAATTACGAGACACCAGAAAGTGTGGCAGAATGTTGGTGAACCTATTAAATCTGACGGTGGAACAAGCGCATACGATGACAACTCAGTAAGAAAAGAAGAAGTTTATGAGTATGCTGCGTTCTTGCAGGATGCATATGGCAGCGCCAAGAGAGCAAGATCAACATCGATTGTCAAAGTAAGTGATTACACGACTAATACGTCACTCGTCGTTTCACAGAAAAGCAAAATCACAAATGGTGCAGAGACGACAACGACTTTCAATTTGCAAGTGAAATTGGTCAATGATAGCGACACAACAGCAATTTTAGCTGCATCCAATGCTCTAGGTATTGAGACATATTATGAAAACGAAACGCTGAAGCTTGCAGGTGACTTAACATCGGCAACTAAAGTAAACGTTAAGAGAATTTCCGTTGATACGGGTGTCATCAAAGATCTAGGCGTCGTCGATCTGGGTGACTTTATAGATTCAACGACAGAAAATGTCGTCTACATATTTGAAGGCCTGCTGAGAGGTCAACCTGATTTATTTGAAGAAATCGGCTCAAAGAAGACAGCAGCCAAGATCTTTGATCCAAAAGATGCATTTCAAAGGAGCCAGATAGTTTCATCAGCATTGACAGCGACACAGCAGATCAATAAATCAAATTTTACACAGAAATTCTTGTCGAAGAAGTCACTCCTGAAAGGGACGCTGTCGTATGGTAACACTAAAAACTCTGATGTCGACGCATCAGGCTTTTTGCAGGGTCGATTAGGCATAACAGAAACGGTCGCAGTCAAGCGCGCAATATCCGCGATTACTATCACCAATTTCGATCTAATTGTCGCTGATCAGCAGCGGCGAATTATTTCTTTTGACGTTTTGAGCAATAACACGCAGAAGAATATCGATTTTTTCATTATCTCAACCGAGAGAGGCGGTATCAGATCTGTCATTGGAGCATGTCACTATAACACAGCTGCTGTTAGGCAAAATTTTCTTGATAACAAAACAAATTTAACGAACGGTAGCATCACATACGTCGTTACACCGGTAGGATATGACGGACGATCATTAAGCGAAGTATCATCACAAAGATTTGAGGTTCTCTGATGGGCTACAAATTTACAACAGGAAAGCTTGTTCAGGCGCAACCTGTCAAAACATTTTCAAGCGCAAGACTGCAAACGACATTTGGTGAAGGGGGGCAAGTCGTTGTAACGGAGACGGCGCCAGCAACGACGCAACAACGTGCAGAGCGTCGACAATCTGCAAGACAAAACTCAGGAAGGACCAATAGAACAGTATCGCTGAGAGATTATCTTCTGGCACCCTCAACATTACGAGATCTCCATCTGTCGGGATCACACGGAATGACATCACTGTATCCAGAGATTCTTCTCACGTCGCCCAGGACAGCAAAAGTTGTTGATCTTACTTCGGGATTAACGACAACGCCATTTATCATTGATTTAAATAATCAAGTCAAGCTATCTGTCGAATCTTTTGTCAAAGACTCGCTGGATAGATACGGTAGCATCTTGTCGTTGACAACTACGCAATATGAGCAATCTTCTGCAGATGGACGTCAATATGCTGAGTTGTGTCTTCAAGCGGCAATTGCAAAAGACAGACTTGTGCAGCTTTTTAATATTGTCAATGTTGATTTGGGGCTAAATGTTAATCAAGCAGACGGAATGCGAATTGGAGACCATGATTACGCATACATGAATGGCACTAGCAATCTTATCGGTTATTTGCGCAATTTAGATGAAAATTACAATACTGAAATTCTTACTAATGGCACTAATACTCAAGCGATCACGCAGATATTAAAGACAATACATAACTACTTCGTAGTTGGTGATATATCATTTCAAAATGTTAGTGAATTGACAAGAAAATCGCTTGCTGCAAATGGATCAATTAATGGTTACCTTGATACATTCTACAATAGCTCAATTAATAATTTAAAATTAGTTGTGCCAGGAACAAGTGATCAACAAACTGTGGTTCTACTTGCTTCTCCATCAGGAACAAAATTTTCATTCCAAGACTTTAAAGATCCTAACAAGATCACAAGTTTGACACGTTTAATGCAGCGTGACATTGTTGTTCATGGTTTGAGAAGCAGCATATTACAAAATAATAATAGTTTTGACACTGCGCAAGCGCTTATCTCAAATTATACAGGACCGTATTCATCAATTAGAACAATAGATTCAGCAGATCAAAATGCATCTGAATCAGTTGTGCAAGACATCTTTGCAGGTGGTTACACGAATATTACAGATGTTTTGAATGGAATTACTGACGGTGACCTTCTTCGTTTAAGAGTTCCTTTGATCACAAATCAAAGCGGTCTAAACTTTGGAAAACTTGACACAGATTTGGGCATCGATTATACTTTGTATAGCGACTTGCAAACAACGACGGCACCAACATTTGCGACTCTTAATGATACTTGTAATTTATACAACACATATTCACAAAATTTGTACAAAACAGTAGTGAGATCAATAACATCTAACGCCTCTGCATCACAACGAGAGATTGCGCTAAGAGTTAAAGATTATTTTTTAAGTTTTATACGCGGATCGGGTATTGATACATCGACAATCAGCA